GAATTTTTTGTGCATAATAAAAATCTCTTAAATATTGTTCTTCACTTATATTTTGTGGCGCTAATCTAACTTCTTTTCTAGAATCTGATATTTCATGTATAAAATATTTATATTCTTTTATTCTCATTGTTTCTGGATCATATTCACCGTATTGTGCAGCACCATTTGAATCAATTAAGACATTTTCATATGAACCGGCAACTTTTCTTAAAAAATTATATTTTACAACATAACGACCTCTATCATAACCCATTTTTCTAAGTATAGTTCCTGTTTTTAATTTTATTCCAGTATCTTGATCGTATAAATAATCTTCTTCATTTACTATAGCACTTTCTAAAAAATTATTATTAGTATCATAAATTAAAACTTCTATATAATCTCTTGAATTTGTTAAAAATTCACCACCTAAATATGCATTCCTAGTATCGGATAAATCTACAGTTTTTCCAGTTAACGTAAGTTCTAAATCTTTTGAATTTAATCTAGCCATTATTCTACAGGTTCCCCATCAGGTATAGTTCTTAATTGTTCCATAGTTAAAGTTTTTAGTTCACTCCAATCCGTAACAGTACCATAAAAAGTAGCTAAATCTGGAAAAATTCTTTTTTGATTATTTTGAATTAACCACTTTCTAAAATCATCTGCAAATTCATTTGTAATAACATCACCATTTACTATACCTTCTGGTAATGATTCTGCAAACGCCGATTGAGATAATTCTGATATACTTCTATCTATAATTTTTTCTAAATTCTTTGTTTTAATATATTCAGGATATTCTTTATTAGCTACTGTAAATTGTTTTTTTCTTTTATCTCTTATTTCAGGATTTAAAACAATATCAGGATCATTTTTTGCTGCTAACATTTGATGGGTGGTATACATTGAATAATCTACTTCATATAAAAATTTATATAAACCAGTATTTACATTTACATCTTCAATTCCCAATCCAGTAAATATATCTTCAAATGAAATTAGAGCTCCTGTGTCATCTCTAAAAAAATTTGCAGCTGATTTAGACATTCTATCTAAATAAGTGTTTCTTAATTTATCTACAAACTCTCGATAGAAATCTACATTTTCTAACTCTTGTTTTGTGTACGGCATTACAACGAAACCTTAAATGTGAACCCCTCATCAAAGTATTGATCAGTTTCATCAACTGTTCCACTGCCACTTAATATTCTATATTCTAAAGTATAATATCTTTCAGGTTGATAACCATCCATCCAAAGATTAAAATAATTACCACTGCTGTCACAACTTAACAATGAACCACTACCATATGGAACAATTACATCATTTGTTTCTGCATCTTTAATAGAATAAAATGAAGATGCACTTGGTAATGTTTTCACACTTAAATTATCAGCTGTAGTTGAATATGTTTTTGTTGGAAATCTTTCTCTACCTACAACTCTAAATTTTACTTTAGACTTTTCTTTATATTCTCGTCTTAATCCTTTCATATAAAAAACCATATCTTCTAAATTGGCAGATGAAAGTGCTGATAAAGAGCCAGTTGACCACTTTGAATCATTCCATACCGTTTCCAATGTTGGTGGATATTTCGTATGAGTATCTGATGAGAAAAATGATAAATTACCAAATCTTTGTGTACTACCTTCATTACTACCACTATTTAAGTTACCAATACTTCCACTTCTTTTAATCATAAAACCTTCATTAGATACTGATAAATCTAACCACTTATTAACAATATCAGTAACATTCATTCTAATATCAGTAGTATTATGACTAAGTGACTGTGATGCTTCATATCCACTTCCACTATGCCAAACACCTCCAGATGAACTTATTGCTGAATACCATAACGTTCCATCGGTTTGGCCATCTTTAAATTTCCAACTCGCACCTTCAGTAGTTACTGGATTATCATATGAACGTCCATCTCCCATAACCCAAGAACCACTTATAGGATATGAGTACAAACTTTGTGATGTTGCTAATGCTGTTGGGTGAGCATCATAAAGATTTAAATAAAATGATGGATTAGTTATAGCACCTCTTACTATTGATGCTGAAATATAAGTTAAATCAAATCTTATCAATACACGAGAAACATTTACAGTAGCTCCAGTATCACTAACTTCTTTTCTAACTTCTAATACTTCATCTAAACCAGCATTTAAACTACCACTAGCTTGATATAATGTTGTATCTTTTTCTGCAAATGTAAAATAATGCATCTATCTACCCCTGTGCACCTAAATTATCACCAAGTACTTTTCCTTGTATATCGGAATTAGGATACTTAACTTCAAAAATACTTGGATCTAATGCTGGATATAAAACTCCATTTACCATTCCACTATTTATATCATAAAAGTTTCCTGAATACCCATCAGATGCTTTATACTTATTTTCTACCAATATTGGTAAATTAGTTGGATTATTTTCTACTGGAGGTACTACTGTAGCTACACCATCTATCAATGATAATTCATATGATATATCAGCTAAAACTATTGGTTGACCAATTTGCCATCTATCAATATTGAAAAAATCTTTAACTGCAGTGACACATCTTAATAATACATCTTGTTTATTAAATCCAACTTTTGTCATTAAACCAAACTTTACACCTATGTTTATTACATAAGCATCTTTAATATTAACTGCATCTGTAACCATTCTATATTGTGATAAATATGTTTTTAAATTATCTTTAATTGTTTGACTTATTGGTGATAATCTTTTAGCAGAATTAAACCCAAGTGTATACATATTCATTGCTAATGGATTTGGTATTCTACCAACCTGTAAAGACAATATTGTACTACCGATGTCAGCTTCAGTAATAGTTCTTTCTAAATTATCAATTTCAGCTGATTTATTTAATTGATCGTCTTGAACAAAATGTACTTTAGCAACTGTACCGTATTTAGCTGGTAATGAATAAGCTCTGACAATATAATCTTCTTTAGTTACATTTCGTTGTTGAGCTTGAAAATATGCTAATGCACTTTCACGAACTTCTCTAACTGTTTGTCCTGCAGAACCACCTTTAGCTGGACTTGAATTTGTAAACGCTACTGAATCTTTTGCATTTTGAACTAAAGTTGATGATAATATTGCATCTTGTATTTCATAACTAATACCTGTTATATCAGTTATATCTCCAGAATTTACATTATCATCTATACCACCACCATATGCATATTTTATAGTAAGTGTTGTATTAGCTGGAGCTAATCCAAATGTTCTTGTTTTAAGAAAATTACTTGGATCAAATGCTGTAGTAAGATAAGTAGGACTACCTGGTAAACTCGAACCAACACTATCTGGATTTGGAACAATTTCTTCATCAGGATTATCTGATATTCCTGCTCCAAATCGTAAAATTATTTTATCGTTTTCATCTATATATGTAGTAAATCTACGAGAAGTTTTCTTTAATTTTAAAATATATGGAGCTGTCTGTCTATCAACAGCTGAAGCTGGATCATTAGTTATATTATTTTCCATATCTTCAAAAATTGTATCCCTTGCTAAAGAATCTACTTCATACCATTTATTACTATCGCTATCTGTTACTGAAATTATTTCTATAACATCTGTATTAGATAATTTTAATGATGTATATTTTTCTGCAGTACCAAAATCAAAATATTCTGTTACAATTGTTCCACTTTGTGCCTTAACTCTTTTCTTCAATAAAAATTTAGTCGGAGCTCCACTGTCAGTTTCAAATATAGAAACCTCTCTTCTATCATATGAACTTGAAAATTTAAAATTAACATCTTCTAATGTTCTAAATGTTGTACCAGTACTTGATGCTTTTATAGTTGTTCCAGCAGTTACATTAAGTGCATATCTATAATCTGGTTTATTATTTAATGCTGGTACAGTTTGAAATATATCCAAAACAGCATCAGCTGCTGAAGTAACTTTTGGTTTATATCCAAATGACTGAGCTATATTATAAACGTTTCGTTTTTCTTCTGCATATGCGAGTAATGATTCTCTAAATTGTGAATCTATATAATACGATAATACATCACCAACGTACGCTGCCATTTCAATAAACATCATTCCTGGTGATGCTTCATTAAAATCATTATATGTATTTGGAAAATACTGTTTAGCAAATTCAATTAAATTATTTCTAAAGTCATTAAAATCTTTATTAAGATAATTTACTGTTTTTACTACGTTCTTTCTTACACTTGTACGAGCCATTTTAAATTCCTATTAATATCTTGTAGCTGTATATGATGCATCTAATGTTACTTGTGACATTGTTTGTGGATTTAATGTAGTTGAATATTTAACTGTAACATATATACTATTTGTATCACTATCTGAAGTTAGAGTTTGCACTTCTATAATGTTAATATATGGTAACCAATTGGAAACAGCTCGTCTTACTTCTTCTTCTATTCTTGTTGGTAAATTATCATCAAGTTGTTCAAAACAAAGTTGTCTCAATTTACTACCAAAATTTGGTTGATGAACTCTCTCACCTTGATAAGTTAACAATAAATTTTTTAAATTATGTTGTGATTGTTGTAATGAAGTTTTAGTTAATGCAAAATCATTATTATTATCTGCTCTCAATGGAAATGACAATCCAATATATTTTCTTGGATCTAAATCAGTTTCTAATGCTCCCATATATTACACTCCTTTTTTATTATCTATAGCTTTCATTAAACCACTATAATCTATTCTCTTCATCCTTCC